CTTTTTCATTCTTAGGCAAATTGTAACGTACACCGATGTCGTACTCGTCTTCACCACCTTCAATCTCAACATAGTTGTGACGTTCCATCCATTGCGTAAAGGCATAGAGCCAATCCAGAAGTACACCGTCAACATCAACTAAGATAACTTTTTCACTAATATTCATATTTTACTCTTTCTTCTCATTTCATATCTATAAAAAAAGGAGACTGAATTAACAGCCTCCTTATAACTTATTCAGTCTCAGCAAACAAACGTTGTGCTTGAGCGGCGGTGCACTTGTACATTTTGCCGTCTGCTTTTGAGTAAACGAAAGGGTACTTGTAAGAGCGGCTGTTGTACTTAACCAGCTGGTCGCCTTTAGCATTCTTAAAGTTGGTAATACCAATAGATAGCGCCTGGAAGTTAAAGTTTCTGTCTGTCAGAGTAACAGCGTCTTTAACTTTAGCGTTTAGTTTGATAGAAACTTCTGCACTTGAGAAGCTCATATTTCCGACTTCAATTTCAAGATTTGCTTTAACAGCGTACTTGTTCATTACTTCCTGCATTTCAGCGCGAAGTGATTTAAGAGTAGCTTTGTCAAATTTTACGAATTTAGTCATAATATAGCACCTTTATGTTTGTTTATATAGCTATTATAAGTTAGTTTGATAGTAATGTCAACAGTTATTTTCATTTAATTACATGTTTTTTTACTATCTTACTTCCTCATTTCTTATATCTATTATATCAAAAAAGGACTACGGTGTCAACAGTTAATAAGATGTTCTTAGATCATTTTGTTATAAGAACATCTTATTTGATAACACTACTGTTTGTTCTTAATGTTCATGTCAGCATCAATCCAAGCAGCATAAGCATCAGCATAAGCATCCTCAGCAGCAGCATAAGCAGCAGCACGAGCAGTATAAGCAGCACGAGCAGCATCATAAGCAGCTTCAGCAGCATCACGGGCAGCTTTCAGGTCTTCAAGTTTAGTCATATTGTTTCTCCTTTTTGTATTCTAGCTCAGCATCATAAGCAGCATACCAAGCAGCATTAGCAGCCGTGCAGCAGCGCAAGCAGCGTTAGCAGTAGCAACACGAGAAGCATAATCAGTATCATGGGCAGCATCATGGGCAGCATCATGGGCAGCTTTCAGCTCTTCAAGTTTAGTCATGATGTATTCCTTTTGATTTACCGTATATAGATATACTATACAATTTAAGAACGAATGTCAACAGTTAATTTCGTTTTATTTCAAGTTTTTTTTACGTTTAATATCCATATCTTCATCAAACCACCGGTCAGAAAACTTGCGATCGCGTTCAGCCTTGCGATCACGTTTCTTCTTCTCTTTGCCTTTGGATCGTTGATCATCTGATCCCCACTCATCGTCTTCCCAAGCTTCGCGGAATTTTTTGATGCGGTTATTACTCATGTTAAGTACCTTTTTACTCTTCGATTAAGTCAGCAAATGCTTCTTGAATTGTCTTTTTAGTCAGCCCTTTGAATGGCTTCTTTGTAATCATTTGGCAGAGTGTTTCTGCGTCATCATTATCGACATCTTCTAGAAGGTTTATAAACAGTGTTTCACGTTTGATTTGATTCAAGGTATCATACCCACCACCTTTAATGAATATCTTAAGCCGACGAGCTTCTCGATATAGAAGAGCTTTTGCTTCGTCTTCAAATTCATTCTTATTCCAAGGTGGAGGAGTGTTTGGAATCAAAAATTCAATATTATTATCATATGTATATTTTAGCACAGCTCTAAGAGCTGGTGTATCGTTACTTCTAAGAAAATCAACTTTTTCTTCAGTTGTCTTCTTAGAAGCTGCTCCACTGATAATTTCTGAGATAGAAATTTTTACTGCCATTTTTAAAAGTCCTGTATATCTGTAATTAGGTGTTTTAGCTTTTTATTAACAAAGTAGTTAAATAGCTGTCCACGACCAACTGTTTTTTCTTGATTGTATTCTTCTAAAATTTGATCTTGATACTTCTGTGGAATCTGAGTAAGGTCAATCATCATTTTGTTGCGATGAAATCTGCGAAGAGTTTCTTCGTCCATAGCTTCAGGGCCTTGCTTATACAATGCTAAACGCTTTTGAGTCATTGCTTTTTGACGTTCGCCAATAGCTAAGCAATTATCTGGAGACAAGATGTTTGGTACACCATCACCAGTATCACCCTTAAGGATATGCTCTTCTAAGTATTGTTCAGGACGATCATCACGAAGCCACCGCTTGCGAATAGGGTCATATTGATCTACGTTTGCATATTTTTGTAGTTGAATAAAGTCTTTATCGGCAGAAAGAACAAGGAATTTTTCTGAGCCAATATTCAGTTCAGAACCATGCTCGTGAATTACTGTACCGATGATATCATCAGCTTCACAGCGGTCAATATGGATTACTTTGTACGGAAAGAACTCAGCAACTTCTTCACGAACATTACTCATAATTTGAAACAACGCGCCCCAGTCCATACCTGACTTATCTCGACCAGCTTTACGGTTAGCCTTGTAATAAGGATATGCTTCTTTGCGCCAGGTATTTTTACCGTCTGCACAAATAACAATTTCACCATATTCTTTGCTAAACTTTTTGCGGTTTGAACGAATTGAATTGAGGAACATGTGACGGATGATATTTTCATCCGCCGCCACATCTGTGTGATTGCCTATGCTTGCAAATAGCGAAGCTAGGATAACTTGATTGTAATCTACTAAGATAGCCATAATTTATTTCTCATTTTAATTTAATCTACATGTCTATTATAGTCCATGTAGATTGAAATGTCAACTCTTTTTTTTTTTATTCGATTACGGATTGATGTCTAAGAAGCTTAGTCCAAAGGTTACCGAAGGTATTAATATCATTAGGAACAAGCCCAAAACGATCAGATCGTGTAAATCGATTGATAAACATAGGATCGTTCTTTTGATGCTCTAACACACTCTTACCGATAGCATAAGCAAGATTTGCATGCTTAGCTGGATCTTCGTTGTAATCATACATAATAGTAGCATTTGCTGATGTTTCTGACAAAGCACCATAATTAGGATGAATACAAATCACACCACTTCTGATAGCTTCAATCAAAGCAATACACGATGTCTCTTTCCAGATGTTTGGATACAAGAAAACGTGTGCTTTATCCAAAGCTTCAAGAACTTGTTCATTGGGAACTGAACCATGATAAGTCATATTAGGATGCTCGTGGATCTGTTTAAACAACTCGTTGTACGGCTCATCGCGCTGTGGCCATCCATAAACAGCAAAGGACGAATATACATCAAGATGAATATTTGGATATTCTTTAGACAGAGCATCAAACACTGGTATCAAGAGTTCTAGACCACGGTGTGGAGTAGTATGGTAGATGAATCGAATAGTTTCAGTATTCTTTTCTTCTGCTTCATAACGCTTTTCAATAGCATTTGGAATAACAGTACACTTAGAATACGGAATTTTGAAGTAAGCAATGTACTGATCACGTTGCCAAGCTGTTACGAAAACGAGCTGATCAAAAATTTTCCAGCCGTCATCCATCAATACTGCGTTCTCTGGATCTTCAGCCAAATCATGGCAGTACATAATATTCTTTACATCACTTGGGATTTCCCTTGGGCGGGAAAAGTGGATTGCAAAACCTTCTAGTAATTCTTTACTGACATTATCTAATAGACGCTGGCGCATCATTTCAGTGCCACCGTTAGAATTTTTAGATAGATCGGTTTCTACAACATCACCCTTGTATATCATACTCATTTAACTATTGCTCCATCCCAAAATCTTTTAATGAATCCCAACGAAATGAGCGCCAGCCTTCAGCTTTAACGTCATATACAGCGTGGACATCTGGATTTGGTTTTTTGGTTTTTGTTTCGACAGGTTCTTCAGCTCCTACTGCTTGCGCAGGTTTTGCAGGAAGAAGATCTTCTTTAGTAGTGCAGGACATAACACGCTCGTCGCCATTTACTTTCGTAAACGTAACAGTACAAACGCCTTCTTGTAGTGCTTTTTTAATTTCTTCTTGATTCATCATAGTATAGCTCCTAATTCACATTAATATTTATATTGTTTTCAAATATAAGACAAGATGTCTTCCAGCGCTTCTTCAAACTCTGCAACACTTCCATTGTTATGGACTCTATATGTGCTTACATTAAACTTATGAGGCAACACATACTTATTTTCTATTTCAGTCTCACTTCCAAGTGTGTATTCTTGTATAACATTTCCATCAAAATACCTACGAGAGTCTGATGAAAAATCATAGCCGTCACGCGTAAGTTGTACTAAGATGAAGTTATCGTTACCGACTTTTTCAACTACTGGGATTAACTCATCTATAAAGCCACCATCTGAAATGCAGTAGTCTATTTCAAAATCGATCTCGTTTGCTACTAATTTACCGAAGTAATCTAATCCCATACGAGGTTTGATCTTTTCTTCTGAAACGTAAATCATAGCTTCGCGACGAGACATGTTGCCAAGCTCTGAGGTCTTTACTTCTTTCTGAGAACGGTCATTGTAACCATCCATAAACCACTTCTCTTCTACATTGAAGTACTTGATTGTTTCTTTAAACAACTGATACTTAAACGATAGATGTTTGAAACCGTATTTTTTACAATAATCAGCTGCGTGATCTTTGCCTGATCCTGGCGGCCCATTAAATAAAATTATCATAAATTCCAGCCTATTTGTTCCCAAGGAACGTCTTTATTGCCAAAGTGTCCGTATGTACAGTTACTATTATAACTTGAAAAGTTGAACATGTCAAATCTTTTTATGATACCGTACGGAGTTAAATCAATGTTTTCTTCAATAAATTTTTGTATTGAACGGTTGTGGCCATTTGATTCTACATAGATACT